ATAGAAGATAAATATAATAATTGATTTATCTTCTATTATATCATATAATTTGAATAAGATGTTATTAGATGAAAAGAAGGAATTATTATATAGAGTTTATACTGAATGTCTCGATTTAGAAGTAGCACAAAAGAAGATAAATCTAAGTGTTAAAGATTATGAATCAATAGTAAAAGATAAAGAATTTTTAGAACGACTTGCTATTTATGATGCTGGTATTCAATTAAATATTGTTCAAGGTTTGATTGAACTTTCATCATCTGAAAATGAAAGTATTAGATTGAAATCAATAATAAAATTAGGTGAAATATATTATAAAAAGAAGTTCAATAAAAGCAATAGCAATGATGATGACGATGATGACATTATAGAAAGTATTCCTGATAAAATTATTTTAACAGGGAGAAAGTAATGATACAAGAAATAGAAATAGTTGAAAAAGTTCTACCTTTAATTCATATTAAAAAGAGACATAAGATAATTGTTGGTGGTAGAGGAAAAGGAGCATCATGGAGTATTGCTCGTATTCTATTATTAGAAGGGATGAAAGGAAATTTATTTATACCTTGTGTTAGAGAAGTACAGAAAACAATCAAATATTCAGTAAAGAAATTATTGGAAGATACTATAAAAATGCTTGAATTACAATGGTTCTATAAAGCAACTGCTACTGAAGTAATAGGTAAAAATGGAACTAAATTTGTATTTTTTGGTATGCAAGAATATAATGCAGATAATGTTAAATCATTAGAAGGAGCTGATCGATGCTGGGTAGCTGAAGCTCAATCAATATCAAGAAGATCAATCAATATTTTAAGACCAACAATACGAAAAGAAAAATCAGTATTATGGTGGGACTTTAATCCAAGATATGAAACTGACCCAGTGTATGTAGATTATATAATTAATAATGATATTAATGCAGAAGTATTATGGTTGAATTGGAAGGATAATCCTTGGTTTACAGGAGCTCTTAAACAAGAGCTTGAATCTGATTACTCAAGAAATAAAGAGGAAGCAGAACATATCTGGGAGGGTAAATTAAGGAATGCGGCAGATAAATTTGTTTGTCCATCTTCTTTAACTGATATTGCAATTAAAAATAATATAACCAGATTAGATGGGACATTAGGAGTAGGGGCAGATATTGCACATCAAGGCGGAGATAGAATTATTTTTTATAAAAGACATGGTAGAAAAATTATTGATAAATATGTAAGTCAGTATCAAGCTACCGGTAAAACTGTACAAGATTTAAAAGCTTTTACAGGAGATAAATCTATCGTAATTACTATTGATAATGGTTATATAGGTGCATCAGTTGCTGATTATTTAGAAGACGATGGATATTTAGTTAATAGAGTTGACTTTGGAGGAACAGCGAAAGATGATGCTCATTATTACGATGTTGCTACTGAAATGTATTTTAATTTAAGAGATATTTTAGAAACTATTGATATACCGAATGATGAAGAGTTGAGAAATGAACTGATACAAAGAAAGTATGATTTCATAAAAGGTCGTAAAGGATATGAAGTTATGAAAATAGAGAGTAAAGATGATTATAAAAAACATGCAAGAATAAATTATAAATCTCCTGATAAAGCTGATGCATTAGTTTTAACTTTTTATGAAGGTATTGTTGAAAAAGGTTTTGCTGAAACATTACCATATAGCATTTTTTAAGAGGTATAATGACATTATTTAAAAGAAAAAATAAACCTATAAAAACAATAAAAATTCAAGGTTCAGTAGAGGGTTCAAGTAATGGAGTTATCCTTGAATCTATGTTGACGGGCTTAAGATTAAATACAAGTATTCCGGGAACAATAAATGCTTATAAATCTTATGAATCACAAGTAATAGAAACATATAGGAAATATAATGGTTTAGCAGATTACGGTTGTCAGCAAACAAGAACAATTATTGATTTACGAACAGCTTTTATTATAGGTGAAGGTTTATCAATAGCATCTGAAAATAATAACTTTATTAAATGGTTAGAGAATTTATTAAAGATTAATAAGTTTGATAGTTATAACATGATTAATGCTGTAAAAGGTGGAGAACTAACAGGTCAAACACTTCTTTTATTAAAACCGATATGGAATAATAATGATGATTTAGATATACAGATTTTAAGAATACCATATTTAAATACTAATAAATATAAAGTTGTGTATGATAAATACTTTACTAATATTATAAACATACAAGTTAAAAATGATTTAGGAATGTGGGTAAATAGTAATTATAACAATTTCATTTATATTCGTACAGGTGGTGATGATGTAGGTAGTTATGGAACAGTAACAAGAGTTGGTGTTGTATTAACAGATTTAGAAAATTATGATAGAGCTTTAAAAGATATGAGAAGGAATAACCATATTTTTGCAAGAGTTACTCCTTCCTTTGAAACAGATAATGAATCGGAAGCTAAATCATTATCGAAAAAATTAACAGATATGAAATGGAAAATAGGAAGTGTTTTTATTGGTAAGGCAAAGTTTAGTTATGTTACTCCGGGACAAGGAGCACATGAGAATTTAGAAAAAGAAATGGTATTGACTATAAAGACAATAAGTGCAGAAACAGGAATACCGGTTCATTGGTTAGGTTTTGTTGATTTAATGAGTAATAGAAGTACAGCACAAACACTGTATGAATTTATAAAACAAAGTACTATTATAGAACGCAAGATATGGGAAGATAGTTTAACAGATTTAATTTTAAAAGCACAAGAAATTTATATTGATAATGGTGGAACAAAATTAAATAAATTAACTACAGCCTTTGAAGTCAAACTACCATTAATAAGTTTTGATGGTTTTATGGATTTAGTTAAAGCTCTGAATATGGCTTATGGAGATGAAGCAATCAGTAAGGCTGATTACATGAATTTATTGCCTGGAATTAATCCTATAAAAACTAAGCAAGCAATTAAAGATGAAGACAAAGAGGAAGCAAAAAAATTAGTTGATATGGGTATAAAAAATAAAGAGAATCAAATTGGAGGACAAAATGGGAGTAATTAGAGTAAAAGATTTATTGAAAACAAGAGCAGAGAGATTTTTAACTAAACATGAATTGAAAAAGTTAAAATTAAAAGAAGCTGAAGTTAAAGCAGAAATTAAAGATAAGGATAAAGAAACAAATAAGGAGGAAAAATAGACAATGTATAAAAAGCCGTTTAAAGTTTCTACCTCTAAAGGTAGGCGAATAGTGGCAAATATAACTCCTTTAAATAATCAGGTAAATATTAAATTACCATACATTAAAGAAGTAGAAAAAGATAATCCTTCTTATGCAAAAAATGGAATTATTAATATCATGGTTGAAAAAGATAATTATGATTTAATGATTGTTTTATTGGAGCGATATTTAGAGGATATTTTTTTAAAAGGATTAGAGGATGAAGATAGAAATTCAAGCGTTAGAAATGTCAATGACATCAGAGGAATTGAAAAGTTATGTTTCCCCGGAAGAACTACAGAAATTGAAAGGAAAGGGAGTTCTACAGGCGTACATTTTAGCACAAGAAGGGATAAGTCAACCAAAGATATTACAAGAAGGGACAACAGTTTTAACTTGGACAAAACAGGTAATAAAGAATCTGTTAAACAAAGTTAAAAAAGGAACACAATTTTTTATAGGACATGGTGCTGATAATTCCCATGAAAATAGAAATTCTGTGGGAACAATTATAAGTAGTATTATAAAAGAAGTGAGTGGGAAATTGTCTAATATAATTATTGGTTATTTTCCTGAAAAAGAAAAAGTTGATAATCTTGATATATGCTCAATGGAAGCAGAAATTGAGATTGATAATAATGTTGTTGTAGGTGTTGATCAAATAACAGGAATAGCACTTGGAAGTAGTGATACTGATAATCCTGCTTTTCCCGGTGCATTTAGATTAAATAGTATTCAATGTTTCGGTAAAGAAACCGAAAAGAAAAACCCTGAGAAGGAGCATATTATGACTTTCGAGGAATTAAAAAGAGCATTACGGGATATGAATGTTCATCCATGGCAATTATTTACTATGGAAGATTTAAAAAATGATAAGGTATTTGGTAAAATCTTCGATGAAAAAACAGACTTAGAAGATAAGTATAAAGCATTAGAGACAAAACACAAAGAGTTAGAAACTCAAAATACTGAAGCAATGAAAGGATTAAATAAAACCAAAGCTAAAGAATGGTTAGATAAAGAATTAAAAGAAGGTTTTACAGACAAACAAAAAGCTTTTATTGAAAAAAGATTTAATCCAGATAGTTTAGAAGATATAACAGAGAAAACTATCTCTGAATATGTTGTAAACGCAAAAAAAGAATTCTCTGAAACTGCTAAATTATTTGGTATTGAGGATGCAGTAGATAATAAAGGCAATAAAAAGAATGAAGAGAATAACAAAGAAGATAAGACTCCTGAAGAGGAAGCTCTTGAATTAATTGGAGTCAAGGAGTAAAAAATGGCTAAAGAATTTGATTTACGGAGTAAAGACTATGATGCTGTTGAATATACATTAGCAGCTGCTGTAACAGCAGGTGATTTTATTACAGTCAGTGGTACTTATGGTTTTTGCTTGATTGATGGAGCTATTGCAGATGTGATAGCAGTAATAACAAAAGCATCACTTGTTTATGCCGCCAAATTAGCAGGTACAGCATGGGCAGTTGGAGACCCTCTTTACTGGGATCCGGCGGTTAGTACAGTAACCCCGGTTGCTGGAGCACTATCTGTAATAGGATATGCAGCAAGAGCAGCGGCAGCAGCAGATACGAACGGTTATATGGCTTTTGACGGTTTTGCAGCTTTTGTAAAAATATAAAAAGGAGAGCATAATATTATGAATTTAGAACGAACTTTTGATTTACTTTTACATATGCGTGATAATCCGGGAGATGACTACACTTTCGATAAAAAGAAAGGTATTGTGCTTAATTATAAGCAACAGGGTTACGTATTACATAAAAGTATTCAGGCATTTTTTCAGGGTGTAGGTAGTCCGGATAAAGGAAAAGAAAGTAAAATAATTCAGGCTTTTTCTGGTTCAAGTGATTTACCCACATTAACAAAAGATGTTTTTAATGTCACTAATACTATAAATGTTTATGATAGTTTATGGCAGAATGCTTTTAAAGGTGTTCCTTTAAAGAAGGGACAATTGAGCTGGGAAATTGCAACTGTATCAACAGGATTTAGTTTTAAATTAATTCCTGAAGGTGGAAAGGTTGAATTTTACGGAGTCAGTGGCAGTAAGGTAACTGTAGGAATTGAAAAGTACGGAATGGGAATTGGTATAACATGGGAAACTATAGAAGGTAAGAAACTATATCAGTTTGTTGATTCCATGAATGCTACACGTAATGCTTTAAACGGATTATGGGCAGATACTCATTATGGATTATTGGTTGCAGGAGCAGTAACAGCGGTTGCATGGCAGGGAGCTGTAGGCGATCCTATTTTAGATCGAGATATTGCAACACTTAATAAGGGTTATGAAACAATAGGAAGTGCCACAAAAGATAAGGGTTATGGTGATGTAGCTAATGCACCTATGTTGATTTATGCCCCTCCCGGCTTAAAAGGCAGAATCAATAATGCATTAAGATCAACGAGTCAGGATATTGCAAGAGGCAGAAGGGCAAGTGTTGCTGGTTCAGTCGGAAACAGAATAGTAGAGTTTAATATTGTACCTTATTATTCCTGGAATAGTGAATTAGTAACTAATAAAGCATACATGGCATTACCGGGAAATAAAATTCAGAATTCACTATATCTACAGGAATTAGGTTTAAGTGAAAAAGATATTTCAACATTAAGCGAGTTAAAAACTTATTGGACAGCATTCGGTGCTATTGTTGGAGATACTGATCAATTAGCAACATTGTCATTCTCATAAAATAAGGAAAAATAAAAAATGGCTTTGGTCGTTGGAAACAATTCGTGGGAAACTATAACGGAAGCAGATACTTATCTTACTAATAGGGTTGGAGCGGAGTCTTGGTTTAATTTGGCTGATACTGGGACTCCGGGGGCGGATAGTAAGACTACTTTTCTTGTATCTGCTTTTTATTGGTTATACAATAGTTCGTTATTAGATATATCAAAAAGCGTTTCCGACGACCAAGTTAAAAATGCACAGAGTGAGGCAGCACTATTTTTATTAAATAATTATGCGGAATATTTTGAAAGGAGAGGAGTTTTAGCATCTGGATTAAAAAGTCTTAAATTAGATTTAATGGTAGAGACTTATGATAATACACAATTATCAATACCAAGTTATATTTTAGGAATGTTGGCAGAATACAATGCAGGTAATACTTTTGTAACTGTTAAAGGTGAATATGATGTCTAATTTTGGAGGTAAAAATAGTTCCTTTGAAAAATTATTTAGAAAAAAATTTAAAACTCTTGAAATTAAATTAACTAAAGCTGAAAATAGATTGAGTGAATTATTGGCAAAGGCAGTAATTAATCCTAAACCAACAAGTGGTTATTGGAGAAAATTAAAAAGAGAAGTTAATTTAATTTATGCTGAAATGATTAACGATTTTAGCACTTGGAGTAAAATACAAATACCAAATCAATTTAAAAGAAGTTTAACATATATTAATAATAGAATAAGAAAATTAAAATATATTAGAAATCAGTTCAGACGAAATTTAACTGAAATAATAAATGCTAATTTTAGCAGACAATTAATGAGCGGTTTATATGAGGAAGCAATTAATTCTTTTGCAGGTGCGGCAGTATCTGGAAAAAAAGATATGCTTACTTTTATATATCAAACACAACAAACATTAGTTCAAGAAGGTGTGCTTGATATTGCAATAGCAAAAGGCTTTGAACAAGGTAATTTAAGAAAAGCTATAACTGAATTATCACAACAATTTAAATCGAAATTAGGTGATAAAAAATATATGCGTGTTGGTAAAATGAGATTTAAACCAAGATATTATGCTGAATTAGTATCACGTACAAAGTTTCATGATGCACATAGTCATGCCGCTTTATTACAAGCAAAAAATTATGGCACTGATTTAGTTCAAGTAAGTTCACATAATACTACTACTGCAATATGTATGCCTTTCGAAGGTAAAATATATTCTATGAATAGTAACAATAAGATGTTTCCACCTTTACAAGACTCACCACCTTATCACCCGAATTGTTTACATTTATTAATGCCCACTTTTGTAAGTGGAATGGAAGTTCAAGGAACATTAAAACAATTTTCAGATTTTAGTCTTGGTAAAATCAATAGACCACCTGTACCTTCTGGTTTTATTCCTTTGGCAAAAAGGAAAGCAATATGAGTTATATGCTAACTGATAGAGTAACTATAAAAAATATAACAAGAGATACTACTTTTGGAGATGAAACAATAAGTACTACAATAACAGATGTTAAATGTAAAATACAAAATATTAGTATGGTTGTTATAAATATTCAAGGTAGTGTTGCAAAATTTACTAAACCAATCATGAAATTTTATTTTAATAAAGATATAAATATTAATAAAGGAGACTATATTCAAATAACCAAAAAACATGGTAAAACTTTAATTGATCAAGATACTAAAAAAATAAAAGAAATAAAAATCTTAGGCGGATTTATCACTAAATATATGGTTGCAATAATATGAAAACTGAATTTAAAATGAAATTCAAATTACCTGGTTTAAAAAAACTACAAAGAAAAAGTCCTGCAGCATTTAATAAAGCTTTAGAAAAAACTGGATTACAATTTTTAAACTGGTGCAATAATGGAAGTAAGAATGAAAGTGCTAAACCACCTATCAGATTTGGAGTTTTAAGGGGTTCATCTTCTGTATTTGTTGGCAGTAAATTAGTAGGTGTACAAAGTCAAAATATTAAAGAAAAAGGACAAGCAACACCTGCTAAAAGTTATAATGGAAAACCACATACTATGACTGTTGTATGGAATACGAATTATGCGAAAAAGATGCATGAATGGAAAGGTAACTGGGGTAAGTATACATTACAAGATATGAATGCAGGCAGTCAATGGTTACAGAAACATTTAAATAAAGATAGAAATGATTTAATAAAAATGATAAAGAATCAATTTAAAAAGGAATTAAAGTTTTGATTTTTAACTTAGTTGAATACTTAAAAGTAAATCTTCCAACACTTACTTTTGTATGTAATGGTTGGATTGAGGGTTCATCTGAAACTTCAATCAATGTAACTCAAACAGGTGGAGAACCACAACATTTTTTTGATAGAACTGATTGGACAGTTCAGATAATGTCAAGAGCAAAAACTAATGTTGATTCTAAAGTGAATATCGAAAGTGTATATTCTTTATTGAAAAATAAATATGGTTTAACATTACCTACGGTTACTGTAGATAGTGTTATATATGCAGAAATAAAAACATACCAAATCTCACCTTTACAAATTCCTGAATATCTTGGAATGGATGAAAAAAGGTTATATATGTGGGTGTTTAATTTAAAGGTAGTAACAAAATAAAAATGGAGGATTAGATTATGGCTATTGGTGGAGCAGTTTTTACAGGGAATTCAAAGTTATTTGAAGGTGCTTTAGGAATTGTAAGAATAGGTTTTAAGGGATATGACTTAGGTAAAACTACAGCAGATACAACCTTAACACCTGACCAAGATATTAAGGATATTATTTTTCAGCAAGATGGTACTAAGTCTTCCGATAATATCAGAACTGGAATGGAATATGTTTTGAATTGTGTATTTGGAGAAATAAGTACAGGTTTATTAACAAAGTTAATGGCAGGAGTAAGTACTAAATCAGTTTTAAGTTCTACTGATTCAGGAACATTAGATAAAAGTTTATATCAGTCAATGCTTGATAACGAAGCGGGTGGTTTAAAGATTGCCGCTATTGATGCAGATGGAAACGCTTTATCAAGTCTTGAAAACATTCTTAATTTTTATGATGCAATTCCGGTAGTAACAGGAGAATTGATAAACTGGGGAGCAGATACTCAAAGAAATATTCCTGTGAGTTTTCATATAAAATGGCATGAATTTGCAAGTGGAGAATCTTCTACAAAGGTTGGAGCCTTCGGATACTGGGGCGATCCCACCACAGAAGATGTACCGGCTATAGTTTATCCCGATGTTGAGGCACCTATACTTGTTAGTGCCGATTCAGCAGCAGCAACAACCATAACAGTTACATTTAATGAAAATGTTGCTTTTAAAGGTGGTGGTGCTTTTGCAGTGGGAACAATTCTTGCAGTTGTTAATGGTGTTGCGGTTTTAGCATTAAGTGCAGCAATAACAGCAAAAGTAGTAACAGTAACTTTTGCAGCAGCGACATTTTCAAGTGGAGATGTCATAACATTAACAATAACAGATGTATCGATACAAGATACAGCAAGTCCTGCTAATGTATTTGGAGGAGTGGAAGGTTATCCTGTAACTAATTCGATATAAATTAATTAAAAGCCCCTCTATATAGAGGGGCAAATCAAAAAATGTTAAGGAGATTAACATGCAATTTCAAGCAAAATTACCAGATTTAGATTTAGAAATCACAACATTAAATCAAGAGGAACCTGTATTTTTAAAACCAAAAATAATTATGAACATTAAAAATGTTACTAAGATTGTTAATAAATGGTCGAGTTTTGAAAAGATTAATGAATTAAAAAAAGAAGAGGAACAAATAAATTCCTTTGAACTGATTGCTATTGAATTGACAGATATATATGATGTTAAAGCTAAATGGTTTATCGATAATCTTGATGTAGGAACATTAAATCAAATAATACAATATGTGGCAAACACTATGGCTGGTGTTAAAAAAAAATTGGAGACTTAAAAATTATACTTGCTTTGAATGAAATAGGATTATCTTTCAATGATGCTCATTTATTAGTCTCTGAATATGGTAATGAATTAGATTGGTTATTTGAAACTATTGTAAGAAATATCGAGAAAAACAAAATAAGAAACGAACTAATAAATGTCAGTAATATTGCTATAGCTAATCAAACAGGTACAAAAAAAGGAAACACAAGTTATACTATTTGGAGAAATAAAAAAATTAATAAATTAGAAGAGTTAAACGAACCTATAAAAGAAAAAACTATTTTCGATAAAATAAAAGATTTTAAAAAAGAAAGTTCTATTTTTATAAAATTAAAAAATCTTAAAAAAAGAGGTTTAATTTAAGTGGCTTTTAAAGTTGGTTCTATTTATGCTGATACTAAAATAAAAACAGGTGGTTGGAATAAAGGCTTAAAGAAAATGGGTGGTGCCGCTATGAAAGCCGGTGCTGTCATAGGTGCGGTTTTAGTTGCTACCATGACAAAAGCTGTAATAGAAGCAAATAAATATCAAAAAGCATTATCTAATGTTGCAACACTTGTTGATACTTCTAAAATAAGCATGGTAGGTTTATCAAAGCAAATATTGTCTTTGAACCCTAACCTCGGTACAGCAACAAATTTAACTAATGGTTTATATCAGGCTTTCTCTGCTGGAGCAAAAACCAGTAAAGAAGCTATGGAAATTACAAAACAATCTGCAAAGTTTGGTAAGGCAGCATTAACTGATACTGCTACAGCAGTTGATGTTATAACAACGGCAATGAATGCTTATGGCCATAAAACTATTACTGCAAAAAAAGCATCTGACATTTTCTTTACAACAATAAAACTTGGTAAAATAACAGGGGAACAATTAAGTGCATCAATTGGTAATTCAATTCCTTTATATGCATCTGTAGGAATTAAACTAAAAGAATTAACTGCAGGAATAGCGGCTATGACAAAGAAAGGTGTTAATGCAGCTAAAGCCACTGTTCAATTAAACTCTATTGTTAATGCTTTTATAAAACCAACATCTGAATTAAGTGAAGCATTAAAAAAACAAGGCTATGCAAGTGGAACAGCTTTCTTAAAAGCTAAAGGATTAAAAGGTGCTTTAGAATTATTGCAAAATGCATCCGAAGGAAGTGCTACTAAATTAGCAAAACTAACTCCAAACGTTAGAGCTTTACGGGGAATAATGGCTTTGACCAAAGATGGTGGTGAGGAATTTAATTCAATTTTAAAGAAAATGGGTAAATCTGCAGGAGTTACAGATACTGCTTTTAAAAAACAAGAAAAAACTTTTACAACATTGAAATCATCTTATAATAAATCTTTAATATTAGTGGGAAATTTAGGTAAAGTACTGGTTGATCAAGCAGCACAGGGAGCAATAACAGCAGCTAATTCTTTTAATAAATTTATAATGTCAAGTAGAGGTATGAATATTGTTAGTAGTTTAGTCGGAGGAGTGGCAGCTGGATTTAAATTATTTAAAGATATTTTAAAACCATTAATTGATGTTATTTTTCCTGGAATTAAATCTTTATTTGGAACATTAAAAGATGCTTTAGAAAAAGTATTTGGTAAGACAAAAAAGAGTGCTGGTGGTTTCAGTATTTTAGCACAAACAGTAACAATTTTAGCAAGTGCTTTTACTATAGGCATTACTCTCATTAAATTTTTTATAAGAGCTAATGCTAATGTAATTACTGCAGTTTTAGCAAGTGGTAAAACATTAGCTACATTTTATAAATTTTTAGTTGGAAAAGCAAAATGGAGTGAAGTAAAAAAACAAGCTTCTGCTGTAGGAACAGCTTTTAAAGATATGGTAAAAGAAGGTACAGCAGATATAAAAGATATAATTAAAACAAGTGTTAATGAATTTAAAGGTTTTAATAAAAAAGCAAGTAACCTTTCTACTAAAATGGCTATTGATGTAAAAACATCATATAGTACAGCAACACAATATGTAAAAGATAATTACGATACTATGTTATTTGGAGCTCAAAATCTATACACTGCTCAAAAAGAAATAGTTGAAGATACAAGAAAAGATATTGAAGATAGTAATGATGATGAAGTTACAAGTACTGAAACTAAAAATACTACTGTATTAAGTATGAATGATTTATTCAGGCAAACAGAACAAGAATCAATAACAGCATTGCATGATTTTAAAACACAAGATAAATTAACAGAGATACAAGAGGAAGTAGAAGCAAATATAGCAAAAGCAGAATCTGCTAATAAAGATTATTATGTTCCTATAACAACAGATATGGGAATTTATGCTGATTATTATAAAGCCCGTCAAGATGCTATGGAAAAAGATACGGGCAAATCTTTAAAGAAAATGGCTACTTCTTGGAAAACTTATTATAATGAAATTAAAGGAGCTGTATCTTATACTATGGGAGCATTACAAAACATTAGTGATTTATATTTTACTAATGTAGAGGAAGATCAAAAAGACAATACAAAAAAATTAAATAAAGAATTAGAATTACAATTTAATATAAATAAGGGTTTTAAAATTGCTCAAGTATGGATGAACGCTGGAACAGCAGTTATGGGATGGTGGGAAGCGGCAACTTCTTTAGGACCGATAGCCGGACCAATCTTTGCTGGAATAATGACAGGAGCAACAACATCTTTAGCAATTGCACAAACAGCATTAATTGCTCAACAGAAATTTGTGCCAAAAAAAGAAAAAGGCGGTATATCTTCTGGTTTTACAAGAGTGAATGAGCAAGGAGGAGAAATTCAATATCTACCTGATAACACTATAATAATACCGAATGATATATCAAGGCAGATAGCAGCAAATACGAACAGACAAGGAAATGTTATTAATATAAATTTCGATGGAGCACAGATCAATAGTGAAATGGATTTAGAATATGTGGCAGATTTTGTAAGTAGGAAACTGGGAGAAAGGATGCGCATGGCATGATTGAATATACATTAATAGATATAAATAATAATGAATTTGAATTATCAGGAGCAACAATAGAACAACCAGCAAAAAGTTCTTTAACTTATTTAGAAGACTCCTTTGATTTTAATTTAGAAATTAGAGAAAAAAGTTTTTTAGATGGAGCGGTTAAATTAGGAGAAAAAAGATTAAAAAGTAAAAGTATAGCAGTAAATTTTATTAGGTCTTTTAATAATTATACAGATTATATTACAGCACAAAACTTACTATTATATAATTTAAGAAAAGCTATTTATCTTAGAGATAAAACTAATAATAGACAAACAGATATAGAAGTTGAAAGTTTTAGAGCAACCTATGATGAAGGTGGACATAAACTTTTAAGCAACAACACTATAAAATTTAAAGTATTAACACCTTATTGGACAAGCATAATTCAAAGTTCTAAAGTACAAAGTTTAACTAATGGAATTAATGAAGTTGATCTTGTTAATCAAGGAAGTTTATCTGTTTTTCCAATAATTACTTTTACTACTACACATATTGTTAATTCCATAGAAATGTATTTTAGTGATACTAAATATGGCATGATAATTACTGATGCATTATTTGGTCTCACTGGTTATTTAACCATGATAATTGACAATAAGGAAGGAACAATAAAAATTAATTCTTTGGATAGAACAGCTTCTATTGTTTCAGGTACAGGATATTTTTCAATTCCTGTTGGAAGCTCTATATTAAATGTTAATCCAAGTGCATCTTGTGATATAAATATGACATGGTATAAAAAGGATTATATTTAATGAGCACAGCAATTATACAACCTTGTTTACAGATAAAAATTTATTCAGTTAGTGGTGA